ACAATAGGTACAGGCCAAGCACCAACACCTCAAGAACAAGGATTTAGTGGCAATGCAGGACAGCAAGGAGCACCACAACAAGCTCAAGGCACTGGTGAGCAACCAAGCCCAGTGGTCTAAGTTTGAAAACTATATAGACTTTCTTATTGAGCAACAACACCGTACAATGGAACAGAGCACTGAATCTGTTGCCATGTATAGATCACAAGGTGCTATCTATCAATTACGAAGATTAAAACTACTGAGGGATGAGGTTTTAAAACATGGCTAAGAAAAAAAAGTACCCCAGACGAATTGATGCAATTAAAGCATATCTTCGTAGTCTTTTTGAAAAAGAAGAAAAATTAAAACCAATAACAACAGGTGAAAAGTCATTAGCCGAACAAATTAACTTTGGTGGCAAATATTCTAAACCTGACGAAAGAGCAGAGGGTGGTGTTCTTGTAGGAGAAGATACAGGTAAAACAACACAAGCAGGTCGTACTGTGTATAAAACTCCTGAAGGAGAAATGGTATCTGAAAAATCTACTACTTTTAAGTATAAAGGCAAATGGATAAATATTCCTAGTATAGTAATGGGTGAACAATTAGAAGACGAAGAACTAAAAGAATTACTAGACGAAGGTTTAATTGAACCAACAAGCATACACGATAAATTAGAAGAAGCAGAAAAAGCTGCAAAAGAAAGAAGTGATAGTTTAGAATTTAATAGAGGTGGTACTCCTATGGATGAACAGATGAAAATGTTTGGAGAAGGTGGTCTTTTTGATGAAGGTGGTCAAGTAGACGAAGAGTCTGGTAACGATGTTCCTATTGGTGGTACAAAAGAAGGTGTACGTGATGATATACCTGCCATGCTAAGTGAAGGTGAGTTTGTATTTCCAGAAGATGTAACACGGTATCATGGTTTAGAAAAACTAATGACACTACGACAAGAAGCTAAGATGGGCCTAAAGAAAATGGAAGCAATGGGGCAGATGGGCAATTCAGAAGAAGCCACAATACCAGATGACCTACCATTTAGTATGGATGATTTACTTGTAGTTGTTACTGGTGAGGAAGAAGCAGAAGGTAAAAAGGATGATGAGCCTATAAAGGCACAGGCAGGAACATTTGTACCTGCTACCCAACAACAAAACAATATGGGCATAACAGGATTTCAAGGATCTGTATATGGACAGCAGGGATTGCAAAATCCTACAGGAACAGTTATGCCTCAAATACCTGCAAGCTCAATAGTTCCTACAGTACAAGCACCACAAGTAGGTGGGTATAGTGCTCCAACAGTGCTTGCAGAACAAGTACAGCAACCAGACTTTGTACAAGATGTAAGCGATATATATAAACCTGTAAAATATATTAACCCTACTTCTGGTGAAACTATGATGATTAATGAGTACCAAGGTAATCCAGTATCTGCTGTACCTGCAGGGTTTGTTCGTTATGATGACTACATTGCAGGTGGGGGCAAAGACCCTAGTGAAGACGATGTAACAGGAACTGCAACTGGTACTGGTGTAGAAACTGCACAAGTTGGTGGTGGTTCTTCTGATGATGAAAAAAGAGAAAACAAAAAACTTTTTGATACATTAAAAACAAACACAGAACGTAACCGTGTAGAAAAATATAATACTATATTAGCAGAAGGATCACCCGATGAGATTCTTAATGAATACAAAAAATCTAAAACAGGTCAAGTATTTTCTGCAGGTTTAGGGCCATTAGCTTTACCTACAAATTTACTTTTAAATAGAGAACAAAAAAAGATTGAAGATGCTTATATAGAAAGAGCAAGGCTTGTAGACGGTATTGATGAAGAAACTGCAAGAAAAAAATTAAAAGAAATTAGTATGATGTCTTCTGCAAAAGATACTATTGGTGAATTTGGTAGAGGAATCAAAGATACGTTTTTTGAAAAGGGTGGGCTAGATAATTATAATAAAAATTATGATGCTCAGTTTAACTTAGAAGATTTTACAAATGCAAGAGGTGGTTATAATAATGTCAATATTAATTTTAACCCAGTGCAAGGATATGTAAAAGGATCAGCAAATAATAATCTTAGCTCACAACAACAACAACTCTTTGATATGGCTATTAAAGATGGTAATATGGCTACAGCAAAACATTTTGAAATGGTTGCTAGAAGTAATGCTGCCAGAAATAAATTTGCAAGAGAAAATGCAAGTCTTATTAAAGCTGCTCAAAGAGGTGACGAAACAGCAAGAGCAGAGTTAAAAAATAAAGTAGGAAATAAACAATATAATGGTATAAGAATTGGTGCATCTTCTGTTGACACAATTATAAAGTATGGTGGTAGTGTTGTAACTGCTGTTGATGATGGTCGTGCCGAAGCAGGTGGTACATTTAAATCTGCAAAGGTAGTTAAAACAGAAGGTGTTGCAGGAGACACAGGTCCAATAAAAACTGCAAGTAATACTGCACCACCACCTAAAAAATCTAGTAGTAGTAATGATAATAAACCAAGTCTTGCTGAAAAAATGTCAAAAGCTGCACAGGACAGGCAAAAACAAGCTAATAAATTCACAGCAAGTAAAATAGCAGATTATAAGAAAACTGGTAGAGTTACTGGCTTTAAAGAAGGCGGCTTAATGAAAGGTAAAAAATAACATGGACATAAGTGAATTAAGAGGTACAGTGCTGCAACGTTTTCAGGAACTAACTGATGATGAAGCAGGAATACTACAAACATTAGAACAACATCCAGTTGGAGAAGTTATAATGAAACTCATAGGCCCAGAGTTAGAACAAATATTTTCTGAGCCTGAAGGTGAAACAGAACAAATGTTAGCTGATGACATGCCTAGTAGAAATCAAGCTTTTGGAGGTAGAATGGATAGTCCAGAAGAATTTAGAGATGAAATACCTAATAGGCCATCTGCAGGTCCAAACCCAGAACAATACAGGGTAGACCCAAATCGCCCAGAGTTTAAAAGACCTCGCCCAGAAGAAACTGACCCAATGATGGAACGTGAGATGGCATCACGTTAAACGTGCCATATATACTAGCTACTCATCCCCCATACAACATGGCTACGGTGGCCCTAGAAAGGAAATAAAATGCAAGACGCAATGGTAGAACAAGTAGAAACTAAATCTGCTTTTATAAATAAAAAATACAATAACGAAGACAGACTAAAGAAAGATGAAGAAGAACTAGAACAACTAATGGCTGAACAAAAAGGTGAAGCAATAGAAGCTGAACCAGAACCAGAGAACGCAGAAGAGAAATCTTTTAAGAAACGTTATGGTGATTTACGCAGACATCAGCAGGAAAAAGAAAAAGAACTTGCTGCTAAGATAGATGCACTACAATTACAACTAAGTGAAGCCACTAAAAAAGAGATTAATCTTCCCAAGTCAGATGAAGACATAGAGGCTTGGGCATCAAAGTATCCTGACGTAGCAGCTATTGTAGAAACAATTGCAATTAAAAAGGCAAAGGAACAAGCTGCTGTATTAGAAGAACGTGTTAAAGCTGTAGACGAATTGCAAATGAATGCATCTCGTGAAAAGGCAGAGGCAGAGTTACTTCGATACCATCCTGACTTTGAGGACATTCGTGAAACAGATGACTTTCATAACTGGGTAAACGAACAGCCTCAGTCAATACAAGATGCTTTATATGAGAATGCTAGTGATGCTAGAACTGCTGCTCGTGCAATTGATTTGTACAAAGCAGATAAAAACATCACTAAAAAGAAAACTAAGAATACAGACAAAGATGCTGCACGATCTGTGAATGCACGTAACTCACGTAGCAAACCAGATACAAGTGATGGTTCAAGAGCAATCTTAGAATCTGAAGTGCAAAAAATGTCTGCACAAGAATACGAAAAGATGTCTGATGAAATTATGGAAGCTATCCGTACAGGCAACTTCGTATACGATTTGTCTGGCAATGCCAGATAATCTATTGACATATAGAAAATTTTAAGTATAACTATATGTATACCGTAAGTGGCACAGCCCCTGTAGAGATGGAATACCTGTGCCTCTTGCAAACTTAGCAAACAACATATCCTTTCGGACAACCTGATGTCTCATGGCCCATTGAATGTAGTACAGGCCAGTATTACACAAGATGCACCCTAGTAGAGTTAGCCTCTGTATAGTATAGTTAGTTTTGCATCTGTCGTGCTCAATGCTATAAAGGAGAATTATAATGGCATTTTCAACTGCAGCAGGTTACAATAACTTACCTAACGGTAACTTTTCACCAGTAATCTACTCCAAACAGGTGCAACTTGCGTTCCGTAAGTCATCTGTTGTTGAAGCGATCACAAACTCAGATTATTTTGGTGAGATTGCCCAAATGGGTGATTCAGTCAAAATTATCAAAGAGCCTGAGATCACTGTTAAATCCTATGCACGTGGTACAACAATCACTCCTCAAGATTTGGACGATGAAGATTTTTCATTGACAATCGACAAAGCAAACTATTTTGCATTTAAAGTCGATGACATTGAAGAAGCTCATTCGCATGTAAATTTCCAAAGCCTTGCAAGTGATCGTGCTGCGTATAGGTTATCCGACCAGTTTGACCAAGATGTTCTTGGCTACATGTCTGGATACAAACAATCTGCATTACATGGTAACGCAAATACTGCCAATACAACTACTAACGGTAGTGTTGCTGTGTCAACTGCAGGTACTGATGAGTTGCTTGCCTCAATGAAGTTAGATGGTTCTGACTTTAATGGTGGTGTTGCAAGTCAATCAATTGCACTTTTACCAAGAACTGGTGGTGCAACTGCTACACCTTCAACTGCAGGTGAAGCAAACCCACTTCAACTTATTGCTCGTATGGCTAGAAAGCTAGATCAGCAAAATGTTGACACATCTGGTCGTTGGCTCGTTGTCGATCCAGTGTTCATGGAAATCCTTCGTGATGAGGACTCACGTCTTCAGAATGCAGACTTCGGTGAATCTGGTGGTATCCGTAATGGTCTTGTTGTAAACAACCTACACGGATTTACAGTACACGTGTCTAATAACCTACCAACCTTTGGTTCTGGTCCTGCAACAAATGCGGCTTCAAACGCAACTAACTACGGTTTACTCGTAGGTGGTCATAGTTCAGCCGTTGCTACTGCAGAGCAGATCAATAAAACAGAAACATATCGTGACCCTGACAGCTTTGCTGACATTGTTCGTGGTATGCATCTATATGGTCGCAAAATCCTACGCCCTGAAGCGTTGGTTAATGCGCTTTACAACTTGCGATAGGGAGGACTAATTAATGGCACTTGGTGACAACACTTTAGCTTCTGCACGTGGTAACTCACAACGTGGTCGCAATCCATATATGGTTCAAACTGAACTAAATATGGCAACAGCATTATCAGATAAAGGTTCTGCACTAGCTGCAGGTGATCCTATTCCAGTAATAGCTGTTGAAAAAGGTACTATGATCCTCAATGCAGGTCTTGAAGTCGTAACAGCTACAAGCGCAGGTACATCTACTTGCGATCTTGGAACTGGTGTAGATGCAGATGCTTTCGTTGATGGTTTTAATAGCGCATCTGGTACTGCTGCAGGAACTCTTTCACAGAACCCTGCTGCGTTCCAACCTATTATGTGTGTGGCAAATGATAACATTGATTTGACTCTTGCAACACAGTCAGGTACTGCAATGACTACAGGTAAGCTACGTATTTGGGCAGTCCTTATGGATTGTACAGATATAGGCGACATGGCTGCTAACGAAGTAGCACGTGACAACGCTTAACTAAATAATTGAGGGGCTGCTTTAGAGTGGCCTCTCTAACTGTATATAAAGGGATTCAAACATGGGCATTACAACAGCAATGTGTACAAGTTTTAAATCAGAAGTTCTTGGTGCGGTCCATGATCTGGATACCCACACTTTAAAACTTGCATTAATTAAAAGCGGTGAGTCTGGTACATATGGTGCAGCAACAGCTAATTACTCAGACGTTACAGGTAACTCTGACGAAGCATCAGGTACTAACTATTCCGCAGGTGGACAGAACCTAGACAGTGCCGCCATTACAGTAGACGGTACAACTGCAATAGTAGACTTTGCAGATGAAGTATTTTCTAACGTAACATGTTCTGCAGCAGGTTGTATAATATACAATTCCTCTGCATCGAACAAAGCAATATGCGTAATTTCTTTTGGTGGTACTGTAAGTGCTACAGCAGGTGATTTAACAATAGAATTTCCTGCAGCAGCAGCGAGTACTGCCGTAATACGTATTGCCTAACAAATGTCTTTCTATGACTCCTCTGATGCCCTGTATGGTACAGGTAGGCATGGGTCTGCTAGATACGGTAAAGTATCACCCAATGTAGCCTTATCAGGAGTTAGTGCAACTGGCGCAATAGAAACTGTAAGCGTTGGTGGTTTTGAAATTGACATATCTGAGAACCTACTCAGTGTATCAGTAACAGGTGCAATCGGTTCTGTCGGAGTAGGTAATAGTGCAACACTTACTGGTGTAAGTGCTACAGGTAGCATAAACACAGTAAAAGAAAATGTTGCAGAAGAATTAGGTAGTGTATCTGCCACAGGTGCTATAGGCACAATAGAGCCACAGGTAGATGAAAACCTTCTTAGTGTATCAGCTACAGGCTCAATAGGTACACTCAAAGTAAATGTAGACGAAAGTTTAGCAAGTGTATCTGCCACAGGCGCAATAGGTACAGTAGAAGCTAAAACTTCTGAAGATTTACTTAGTGTAACAGCTACATTCTCAATAGGTACAATTAAACCTAATGTATCTGAAACACTAGGAACAGTAGTTGGTACATTTGGTATCACTGCAGCAACAGCTAGATCATCTTCTAAAGCAGAGATAGTAGGACTAGCACTAACTGGTTCGATAAATGCACCAGAACCAGTAGTAGATGAAGCACTACAAAGTGTATCAGCTACAGGTACAATAGGTAGTATCAATGTAGTTATTACTGAAAAATTAGCAAGTGTATCTTCTTCTGCTGTAGTAAACTTACCATCAGCAAACGTGGCATCAATACAGTTTGATTATGAAGCAGTTAAACATAGATATAATAAAAGAAGAACTGTTATACTGCCAAGGGTTGCATAATGCCTACTACACCATCAGAAAGAACTGTATTAATAAGAAGCCAAGATAGGAAAGTTTATATTGATCCTGCCACCTTGACTTCATCTAGTGATAGGACTATAATAGTAGAACAACAAGATAGACGAGTTTTTGTAAAAGGAAAACCTACATCAGCAGATCGTGTTGTTTACGCAAATGAGGATTAAAAATGAGCTTTCGTTGGCCTAGTAAAGACCCAGATGAAACATTAGATTACAGTGTAGATTGGTCACGATTTCTTGACACAGCAAGTATCAACTCTGTTATATGGTTTGTAAAGTCATCTTTATACAATACCAAAACAAGATTAAATGCAGGGGCTAATCTTACTTCTGCTTCTAGTAGTGCGACTACAGATACTATTCAAAATGTATCTCAAACAAATACTAATACTGTTGCAACAATAAATATTTCTGGTGGGCAGAATAATGTAGAATATACTTTCTTTTGTCAGATGACAGATGATACAGGTAGTACAGCAGAACGTAGTATTAAACTACGATTAAAGGAACGTTGATATGGCATATGATTATCTTGGACTTATCAATGATGTAAACCGTAGATTAAATGAAGTAGAACTTACAACTAGTAATTTTGCTACAGCTACTGGTGAGTATGGCATGATAAAAGATGCAGTAAACGCATCTATACGTTATATTAATCAACATGAATACGAGTGGCCTTTTAATCATGTAACTGCTGACGAAACAATGACTGCAGGTGTTGTGCGGTATGCGTTTCCTACAGATGCAAAAACAATAGACTTTGATAGTTTTAGAATAAAACGTAATGCTACATTGGGCAATGACACAAAACGTGTTGCAATATTATCATATGAAGAATATTTAAATAAACATGTAGACATAGAATATAATACAACTGCTAATAGAGGATTACCTGATTTTGTTTTTAGAGCACCTAATCAAGAGTTTGGTTTTGTAAAAAATCCTGATAAAGCATATGAATATGTATATGAGTATTATCGTTTACCTGTAGACTTATTAAATACTACAGATGTTCCAACTGTTCCTGAACAATTTAGATATATTATTATAAATGGTGCTATGTACTTTGCTTATATGTTTAGAGGAGAAACCCAAGAATCACAGGTAGTACAACAAAGGTTTATGGAAGAAATAAAAAGTATGCGTAGTCTATATGTAAACCGCTACGATTATCTTAGGTCTACTGCAATAACACAGAATACAACATCAGTCAGTTCATTTAGAGTT